GGCAACCTTCTTGGGTTGCTTTGAAAATTGTTTGCCTTTCTTAGTGTCTGCGCGCTTCTTTCTGGTAGTCGCCGCATATTCTTTGTCGGACATAGCCTTGATGGCCTTTTCTGGCAAATATCGTTCGCCTGTGGCCTTCTTGCCTTGCGTACTGGGCTTGCCAGACTTGGTGCGCCACTTTTGCTTTGTCCACTTCTTTAAGGACTTTTGTGACTTCTTGAGAGCCATTAGTCCTTATATCCTCCCCCAGATTTTTTGTATTCAGAAGCCAGCATTTGAGCTTTTCTGGCGCTCCACTGGCCACTTTTTCCGCCTTTGGAGCCCGCCTTTATGCGATTAAAAATTCTTTTGCGAAGACTTGGCTTAGTGTAATTGCCTGCCTCGTTAACCCGAGATTTAGCCTTTTTCTTTGGCTTTGCCTTGGGTTTTGCCCTTGGCATTACATCCTGCCTCCGCCTAATGCGTTCATCAATTGGCTGATGCGGCCTTCTATCATGGGCGTGCCAGACGCAGGATTTATAGCAGATTCGCCAGTCGGCAATGCGCTCATCAATTGGCTAATCCTGCCTCCGCCCGCAGGCGTGGTTGACTGCCTGTATTCTGCATCAGTCACAATCCCGTCGTTATCGAGATCGTGACCTTGTGCTATGGCCGCACGTTGATTGCCCGTAGCCTCTTGAAAACTCATCCCGCGACCCATGAGTGCTGATAGACGCGCCATTCTATCTCTTAGGTTGGCTACATCAAGGTTTCCACCGAGGGGTAAAGAGATAGGGCCACTGTCTGGGTTATTGGCCAAAAACTCATCGAGCCTTGCTTGGATCGCGGCAGGGTCTATCTGTGGTTGCTGTGGAGTAGACTGCCCCATCTCTTGTTGCCGTTGGCGGATTATTTCTCTTACCCTGTCAATCATGCTTTGATCTATGCTGAAGCCAAACGGAGAGCCGCCTCTGAAGGGGTTTGACATCGGCTCAGAGCCGCCCGTAAGACCTTGGACGGATTGCGTCAGATTATTGAACTGAGCCTGCGGATTGGGCGCGGATTGGCCAGAATAATTTGCCGCCAACGCTTTAATGCGCTCAATAATGCTTGGGTCTGCGCCCATTCCGCCAAGCGCCCCGCCAAGATTCGCAGGAGCGCCAACATTGACACCCCCCGAAAACGGGCCGGGGCCACTCGAAGGCGGTATCTGCCCAAGACGGCCAGTCGTATCAATGGGGGGCGACATCTGCGAGGGAATGTATGGATTCATTGGGCGGGGCGGTATTGGCGGAGACGTCTGTGCTACTCCGCCTTGATTGAAAAAACTGAACGTCGGATTTACCGTTGACGTGTTTTTCGGGGGAGGCGTTACAATCTCTTTCATGCCTACGGGCCTCGAAAATCTATGTAAAACCTCTGAGTCCTCGGGCAAGATGTCATCTTGGCGCACATTTGGCTGTGGATTTCTTGGCAATCCACTGCCTGAGTTTCTAAAAAAATCAACGATATGCTGTGGAATTGTTTGGCCTGTGAAATAATTGCTTGCCAAGTTTGCCGCTCCGTACAGCGCGCCGGGCCCACTACGTTGTAGCAATGAGCTTGCAAGCCCAGCGTATGGATTGTTCATTAGATTTGTTAGATTTGCTAGATTTGACACGCCTAATCCTCCCGTTACCAAGCCTTACATGACCAATATCTGGCCGAAAATTTGTCTTTTGCGGTATCGCACTTATGCCGTGCTCGAAAAGACTTACGTCTCGCGGGCTGGCTTTTTTTAATGGTCATCTTGCTGTCGCCATATCTAACGAGCTTAACTTCGCTACCTTTCTTGGCAAGAACCGCGCTTTTCTTGGGCTTGCCGGGCGTTCTCTTTGGCTTGTTGTAACCAGCAAAAGTCTCCCCCCTGTAGCTCAATCGCCCAGAGGGGAGTCGCTTAACGTCTTTGGTCGTAGCCATAAATCAACCGTAACTCTTGATTAGCTCCAGAATAATCATATAGCTATCACCGCTCGAATGACCAACAGTCGTAAAGTCTAAGTCTCCAGTCTTGCCAGAGCCTGCATTATTCGGAATGCCAGAAAAATTAGAATAGTCGTGATGACCATTTGAGTTTTCTGACAGACCGATTGCCAAAACATTCGACGTGGCATCAAACTCTATCTTTACAGACATACCAGTACACTGCCACCAAATTTTGTTGATTGTGACAGCAGAGCACGCCTCTCCACGAGTGTTGGACGTTAGGGCAGAAACGTCGACCTTTTTAACGGCCGACTCACCAGTGCCATCACTGGCGTTAGTGAATTTCAAGACGGCTTTGCGTTCACCGTCTTGAATGGTTTGCGAAGTGACTGCATCAGCCATGTGAAACCTCCAATTTAGAGTTCAGTGCTGGCTGTGCGCTCTTTCATCGCCGTAACGTAATCTACGGTCAGGACTTTTGCCGCCGCCGCGCCGTTCTGGATGCCGAAGCTGACAGTCAAATCCTCGTCATCAGGGGCATTTGTAGAAACCACAGCGCCAACTTCGGTATTGTTTTGATAGACGTGAAACTTTTGATCCTTCGGATCATACATGAAGCCAACCGTCATAAAGGTGTCATCAGCCATGACTGTAGGCAAATCCAGCGTGCTCTGGGTGCCGTCTTTCTCCACGATGAACGTCAAAGTAGTGGAGCCGTCCGTCAGCAAAAAGAAAATGCCGTCAGAGACATCTAGCGGGCTGGTGTCGGTAATTTGTAGGCCCATCACAACATCAGAGGCGTCGGCATCAGACGTTTTAAATCGCGCGTTAAAAGCCAACTGCTTTCCAGCTTCATACTTGAAGCCTTCTTTGACAAGCTGAAGGAAATCGTTGTCGTTGTCAGCATTATCGTTTGTGATGACTAAAAGGCCGCCATCACCATCGCCCAGAGCCTCTGAAGCATTGCCAGCCCCAGCCTCGGTAGTGGTGATTGTCCAGTCGCTGGCAAGGTAGGTGTCAAAATCGTTGTGATAAACGTGATACTTGGCTGGGGCTGGCATTTTTGCCTTGCCTAGCGTGCTACCAGCGCCTACGTTAGTGACGCCAGAGGTAAAGTGAGTTGTCATAACAGTTCTCCTTATGAACCAGCCATCGCCCTATGCAACAGCCGTTAGACTACGACAGTGTACTCCGAAACAAAATAAAAAAAAGGGGCCCGAAGGCCCCGAGGAGTGATTCACAAAGGGTGACTTAAGCCCCCTGTGACCCATAAATGCCTCTCCAATCGGAAAAGCCGAATGAGTATCGCTCACGAGCCTTATAACGGATATTATCCGTTGAGAAATCGGGCTCCATTGAAGTTTCCATCGCGGTACGCTGGAACATCTTTAGTCCTTCGCCTGCATCAGTTACCGAAGTCAACAGGAAGAAGGCGTCAGGGTCGCTCAAATAATGATTGACCGTGTAGCCTTGAGGAAGAACGCCAGTGTTGCGAATAGCATTGATGTCGTTGTCAGCAGTTCCTGATCTCAAGGTTGAGTTCAAAATCCTGTCTGCAACAAACACCAACTGCGGAGGAACAACTAGCTTGGTCGCTTGAACCGAAATAGTCAGACCACGATCATCAGTGAAAGTGCTAATGTCGATCAGCGCGTCCTCCAATGAAGTTTCGTTAAGGTCTGCCATAGTGGTCGCGCGGTTTGCCAGCGTGCCACCACCCGCAAGCGGGTGTGCAGTCGCAATCAACGGTTGCCCGTCTCCACCAGCAAAGTTGGTATTGAAGGCGTTGTTCAGCACATCAGCACCCTTAACTTCTTTGGTGTTTGCCATGGATCGCGCAAGCGCTTTCACATATCGCCGACCAAGAGAGTCATAGAGATTGTCCTCTACAGCTTCAGCCGTGAGCGAAAATGCTAAACTTATCGTATCCATAACATACCGGGCTGTAAAACCTTCAGATGCAGTGTCAAAAGAAACGCCAGCGCCCTCAGTCTTCGTCGGCGCGGTGCCGAAACCCGTAATCAAAACCTCTTCCTCGAAGGCGCGCTCAGAGTCTTCAATAGCGAAGATCTCCTCGTACTCCTTGTCGTAAGAGTCATAGCTCATGCCAAACAGTGCATTGAGGCCGGGCTCAAGTTCTTTGGCGAGTTGTGCGCGTGAAATAGCCATCCGTCAGCCTCCTTATGCTAAGCCAGCGCCTTTAACACCCGCGATATGGTTTTGAATTACAACCATCACGTTGGTGTTAGCGCTCGCTACGTCGTCGTTGTCGGGATCCTGACTGATGTCAATGGCCTTGAGTGGTAAGGTCGTGGTGGTAGCACCAGTCGTCACATCAAGTTCCATGTTTGAACGGCCAGATGAAGTATCACCCGTGGTGGATTGGTCAACGATATCAAAGTTGCCGAAAAGATCGGCCACAGGGAAGGCATCGTCTGCCTGCACCTCGAAAACAACATTTGGATCATCAACGATGAAAGCAATGATGTCATCAGCGGCTACACCGCCGGGGTAATGATTTGCGAAAATTTGCTCTTTAGAGGTTGGGTCCGTGTACTGAACGCCGTTGAAAACACCAACGACAGGAACAGTAGAGGAGGCGGCCGCGCGAGATACAGTGCCGCCAGTCAATTGCTTTACCAAGTCACCTTGGAAAATTGCGCCTGACTGGTTGTTGGCGATTCTATAACGCGATTGGCCCCCACTAAACGGAGCGCCACCCATCATTCGAGCAGGTTTTAGTCCAAAAGCGGCATCTTTATTTGCCATGCTTTAGCTCTCCTATTGCTTGCCAAAAGTTACACGGCTTGAGCGGCTAGGTTCATACCTCACATAACGGGAGTCAGCGGCGGCTTCATTGAATACGGTGTTATCCAATGCGTCCTTCGCTGTTTCTGTTTTTTGATTGTAATATTCATTACGCTCTTGAACAGTCTCCTCTGGAATCTTTGCCAACAAAAGCCCTTCGTTATACACGACTCCATTATGCCTTCCGTTATCCATGGTGGGCAACTGCCACTCAGGAGGGAGGTCAGTGCCGCGCACTAATTCCCATCCTTCGCGAATCCGACGCGAGACATTAGCTCGGTCTTCGTTTCCCATCATGCTCTCTCTAATCCACCTATAAATGTAGCCGGGTGGTGCAGGGGGAGTTTCTAACTTCCGCACTGGACGCCATGGTTGTCGCCGAGCTTTATTAACGTGCGCTCCGCTTTCACGACTTTTGCGGTTTTTTTCCTCTGTCATTACCTAGCTCCTCTCTGCTGGATTTTTTGCTTTTCACGAGCCACAGTCTTCAACCATTGGTCTTCAGACATATTATGCGGCTTGAGTCCGCGAATCCTTTCGAGTTCGCTATTAGAGAAACGAACACCGCTTTGCTTTCCTCGTGATTGTTGCCGACCACTTGGCGTGGCTGAAGCGACTCTTTGCACGGCGGGTCGCGATTCACTTCCTGCGGCGACAGGTGCCTCTTGGCCTCTGTCTATATCAGGATACGCTTTTCCGATTCGGGAATCTAGTGCCTGATAATAGTCTTCGCTGTCGGGCTCATAGCCCTCGTTGATTAAGTTAAAGTGCGTAAAATATGCAAACTGAGTGGCCTGCATATTTTCTTCATTCTCAGCGTCGCCATACCACTTATTTTTTTCATGCCAGCCCAGAGCTTGCTCGGTGGGCTTGATTTCTTGCTGTGGTCCTGCCTGCGGCTGTGCTTGCTGTTGGGCCTGTTGATACTGCTGATACTGCTGATACTGTTGAGATTGCTGAGCGTGTTGCTCTTGCCTTGATTTTGCCGTTTTAATTTTTTCTTTCTTAATTGCTATTTCATTTTTTAAGGTCGTAGCCTGCGACATTAAATCAGCATCGCCGCTGTTTACGGCTTGACGATACAAATCATCGACTTGCGACTCTTGGGCTTTAACCTTGTCCTCTTCGGCCTGCAAGGTTGTAGTATGCTGTTGAGTCGATAGCTGTCGATAATGCTGAAGCTCTTGTTCTCGTTGCTGAGCAATGTTTATTGCGGCTTCGGCACGCTGTTCTGCGTCCCTTGCCTTTTGATTCAGCTTGTTGACTCTGCGAGAAACCCTCTTTGAGTATTCGGTTAGCTCGTCTTCGGATTGACCTTCCTGCTCTGGCGCATCGGATATTTCAATCTGAAGCTCTTCTTCGGGTTGCTGTACTTCAGCTTTTTCAATCATAGGATGCTCACTATATCGTCAGGGTTAAAAATTGTGCCAATCACCTCATCATCGTTGATGATCCGCACCTCCGCGCCGTCGTCCAGTTTAAATCTGGCACCTGAGTAACGGCCGATTAAAATCCACTGTCTCTCTTTACACCACGGCGTGTCGCCATACTTATCCGTGTCGTTATAGCAAAGCGGCCCCATTTTGACCACATATGCGACCACAGTGGCAAGCGCCTCGCGATCCATGGTGGCTTTTGTCAGATGAATGCCGCCCTTGGATTTCGCGACTCCTGACCACGGCAAGACGAGCATTCTCCAGCCTGTTGGATCTGGCATTCGCTCGATAGCGCTTTTTTCTAAAAGACTAGGATCGAGTACAACCCGATCCGATTCGACGTAGGCTTCTTCTGCTCCCATTACTTCTCCCTAAAGTAGTCTGAGATTTGTTCTTCAATCAATGATAGCGCGGTTAATTCTCCTTGTACACTTTTGTAGTGTTCTATGGAATTAAGTCCACCGCCCATGAGCATATCTTGAATTAAGCCCTTGCGCTCTTCAATAGTCCGCTTAATTCGGTGGGCCAGATCAATGTCGTCCATTATTCAATCTCATAAAAGCCAAGGCCCTTTGTCGCCGCACCGCCGCCTTTAATTTTCTTCTTTACTCGCTTCACAAGGCCGCCTTGACCGTATTTTTTAGCATTTTGCATAGCAATAGCGACTGCTTGGTCCTGCGATTTCCCTGTTTTTTTCTCATTGCGAATATTTTCGCTTATAACTTTTTGGCTTTTTCCAGCTTTCAGAGGCATAACCAACTCCTATTGTAATGGGCCATATTTTGTGGCCAGTTCTGTCAATTTTAAATTAGCTTGTTGGGCCAATCTTTGAATTGCTAAATCCATTTTCTCAGAATTATTGCGCTCAGTCGCATCGATCCTCTGTTTTGCGATCTCAGCTTCGAGCAACTTTTCATTCGCTTTAGCCTCCTCGCGCACTTCAAATTGTTGTTGGTCTTGCTCCATTTCTGCTTGGCGCAAGGCCAGTTCTTGTTCTCTAATCGCAACTAGAGGATCGTCTGCGCTACCCTGCCCAATGCTAAGCAAAAGCTCTTGAGTTAATTGCGCCAAAATAGGTGAGGAGACCCGCTCTACAATGCCAGTCATCTCCTGTTGCATTGCCTGCACTTGATCTGGTGGAATTTGGCCTGTCGCCGCCGCCTGCTCTAACTGAGCCATTTGCTGTTGCAATTCTGGAGGAATTTGCTCGGAAGCCATGGCGCTTGCCATGAATTGCAAGTGTTGCATCATGTGAGCAATAATTCCGCCCTGCAAGGCGGGCGTCGTTTTGACGATTTCCGTAAGAAAAAGACTTCTGTGGGCGTCAATGTGCGCCTGATGATTCTGTTGCGGGAATGCCTGCGCGGGGTTACCCATCATAAAGCCACTATTTTCTAATCCCGCATCGACAGGCTGTGGAGTAGGGGGCGGTGCAGGCGGCTGTAACAGCCCCTCCACGTTATCAACACCCAAAGCCGCGTACATTCTTCTGTAGGCTTCATATACTCCTGTGGGACCGTGTACCTGCGGGTTTGACTGCACAAGCTGTAAAAGCTCTTGAGCTAAGGTAATCCGTTGGCTCTGGCTGAAAATATTGGGGTCGCTGACAGGAATAATGTCGACTCGACTGTCAAAGTCCTCAACCTTGACCTCTGACGGCCCAGAGCCAGTCATGTATGGATATGCAGGCGGCAAATATTCGGCAAATACTCGTGCTAAAAGTTGAAACTCAATTCGTTGGCTGTAATGTAGGCGTTTGTGTATCGCGGACATAACCTTGGTGCCGCGCTCTAGTAGGGCCACGGTGGTTCCCACTGGCATCGCTTGATTCATATCGCCGACATTCATGTCAGCAATCGACGCAAACCGCTTACCTGACTCCACCAGAAGGCCAAGCAAGCTCATCAGGACATTACTGGGCTCTTTTATAGGTAAGGGTATTAGGTTCTCGCGCAAACTGCCGCCAGTAGTGTCAATATCACGAAATTCGCCGGGCTGTAGAGGCTCGTCCTCGTCTCGAATACGCATCCCACGCGCTTTAAACCCAGCAGGCAGGTTGGCCAGTGTGCCCGCGTCAATAAGCTGTCTAAGAATAGATGTAGACGCTTTGGCAAGACCCCCAATCATGTGGCTGAGGCCCAGTCCGTAAAATCCAAGGCCGGGCAAAAACTTGTACTGCACAAAATAGTTGATTTTTGCCTTGAGTTCATCGGCTTCAAGGTAATTGCGCCTGATCGACAAAACCTTTTGACTGCGCTCGTCAATAGTGACGATGTAAGGCAATTTAAGCCCTGTGGGCTGTCCATCTGCGCCTAGATCCTCAAATCCGACGAGATCGAGCACCGTATGCACCTCATACACAACATGATCGCGCTCATTCATCCCGTTGGGTTCTAATCCTTCAATCGAATCAATTTGCTCCTCGATTTCATCGCGATTTGGGACGTAATTGCCGCTCTTAATTTCCACGTCCGCGTAAAACCCGTTTAGCTGTTGCTTGCGAATCTCATTGGGCGACATTCTAAGCACATGAGTTACCCGCTCTGCCGTTGTTAGGTCGGAAGACTCGTAGGGCACCACCAAATCCTGCGGCTCGATAAACTTTGACATGGCCCTATTCACCGCCGTGTCAAAGTAAACTTTTTTGAATGCAGTTCCCGCGAGGGGCAAGTAAAACAACATCATGTCTAGCTCTGGATCAAACTCTTGCATGACATTCAAAATGTAGAAGTTCATAAATCCTTCTACCCGAGATGCTTGAGCCTCTGTTTCGGGAGTGCGAGCGCCCATTATTTCAGTCTTAACGGGGCCCTTCGCAGGCAACATTTCTTTGTAAGCCTGCGCTTGAAACTGAGTGACAGCTTCGGCAAGAATCGGATGGATAACCCCAGACGAGCCTTGAAATGGCGAGCTTCGCATTTCATCAAACTTCATGCCCAAGTATTTCAGCCCGTCGAGATAGGTTTTTTCCCAATCAGAGCGGCTTTCTTTGTCATTTTCGATGTTGGCAATCGTGTCTTTTGCCAAAAGCATCA